ATACTGGCAATTGTTTGTGTTGGGCAAGAATATACCTGCCTTTCGTGCTTTATCAAATTGTTCTATCAAATACTCCATCTTGTCAAAGGTGTATTGAGATAAATCAACCATCTCCACAGTATTGCTACCGCGAGACATGTAGTAATTACCCCACTTGATTTCTATACCGAAGGCTTGTTCTAGCCCTAGTTTATAGAATCCAAGTTGTAGGCTACTTGCTGGTGTTTCTTTTGAGGTTTTGAGGTCGACAATGACAAGTTGCCCATTGACTTCAAACACTCGGTCGAGAATCATTTTGATAGGTACTCCAGCCACGACGGGAGTCAGCGCAAGTTCAATTGCTGGCTCGCCGTCTGGAGTTACCCATATCTTCCAATGAGGGTTCGCCTCTCTCCAAGCGATGTAGTTCTGTACCCACATTGGCCCTGTATTCTGCCAAAAAGTAACATCTTCCTTGTTAGGGTTAATCTTGGTAGAGCGACCCGCCACTCTAGCGTTGGTTAGGTCTAAGTCTCCCTTGCACTCTACCCAAGCTTGGTCCCATAATTCTCTTACTGGGTCTTGCATCATATGGTTGTCCTGTCATAGTTCTCACAGGCTAAGTGAAAGGCAGAACCACCGACGGACCAGACCGATGGCTCTTCCTTCTTGTTGAGTAGCCGCCCCAAATAGTACTGATAGCCACACGCCACATAGGTGGTGAATGCTGAGTAGGATATATGCTCTGGTAGTGTATATTCTTCTAGTTCGATTGACATAGGAAAAGTTTAGCAGAAAGTTGGGTTTTGTCAATTGTTTGATTGGTGTAATAAGTTGACAATAGCCGAAGGCTATGAGTATAATTGATATATAAGATAATATATATAAAAGGCTTTCAGCCTTTATAATATATAATAGATTATAATATATATTAATATCTAAGGAGTACTATGTCAAGTGAAATATTCTGGGCTGTGTTTTTCGGAGCCTCTCTAGGAACCCTGCTAGTCCACCTAGTTCTATCCGTCATAGACGAGTATCGTTCCAGGGTAGACCATAAGAGAATCCATCTTATGTTAGACCATCTGGAAGATGCTGAATTTGAGGACTGGGAAGACGCTGATTAAACCCTAGTCATATCGTGAGAATGACAAAAGAACCCCTCGCCCTAGTATAATCACTAAGGTAAGGGGTTCTAGTCGTTCTAAGGGGCCTTCTGGGCCGTTTTAAGGGCTATTCTGCAGGTGTATCAGACCCTACGCCGTATTCCTTTTCAGCCTTATCTGCCCATTTGGCAGCAGGTGCAGCAAGAGCACCGATAAGGACAGCATACTCAGGTGCTATGTTAGCAGCCAAGGCTATACCCATAGTAATAGCAGATGCTAGAACAGCGCGGACATAAGACTTGAAAGCAGCCTTAGTCTTTGGGTTCTTTAGTTTTGCGATTAGGTCTTTCATTATTTTCTCACCTTCGGTGTAGTTAGTTTCATCTTGGCGATTCTCGCCTTGACTTGTGACGGTGTTTCTATTATCTCAAAGTGCATCTCATCTTTCCAACCAGATTTATAATCTCCACCCCATCTGATGCCATACTTCTTGGCAATCCTGCGGAGTTTAATTGTCTTCTTAATGGAGAATGTTCCTGACTTCTTCCAAGGATGTAGGGTTGCATCTATATCTATAGCAGTACCGCTAGCGTGGTTGGAGTAGTCCTTCTGATTTGGGATGAGTGCAAAGTTATAGCCCCAGTCATCATATGTCCCTACATCTATCTTACTAATTTTCTTATGAAACTCTGCTGCAAAGTTAATCAAGATTGGTGCTACTGCAGATGCAACGGCAAAGTGACGGGTAGTTCCAGGCACGATAAAGTTCTTAACACCTATGGCATTCCTATCATCACTAGCGGTCCAACCGTTCTGACTTTTAAGTGACATCTTCTACCTCTTATGGTCAATCAACATATCAATGACTTCATCTAGCCTACGTTCTAGGCGATTCACTTGGTCCTTGAGACTTCCGCCTCCATTAGGTCGGAGTTCATATAGGTAATGCTTAACCATCCATCTTATTGTTCCAGCGAATGCTGTTACTATTGCAATGATGGCTAAGGCAAGTGAAGCCCAGTTCATAATTGTCATTATACTGTCCTAATAGTTATGTCAATGACTCCACCAAAACCATCAAAGCGTTTATCAGGTGGTGTCATACGAGTGAATGAGGTCTGCTCAATAACAACTTGGCGTTGCTCGCCAGTAGTCAGGTCTTGCCAGATAAGCACATCGCCGTTACTTTCCAACTCTTCAAGACCTAAGAGCCTAGCCAGTGCCTTACCTTCGTAACCAACTTGAACATTGTATCTATCTGTTTCAACATCAAAGCAATAAACAGGGAAGCGCATAATGCGTTGACGTGGTGTTGCGATTGTTGCCTTAGCCTGGTATCCTTTAAAGATAGGACCAGTTGATGTGACTGTTGCATCACGATTAAGAATAAATTTATAGGCTATATATTCCTGGGCTGTTTCAGGTTTAGTGGTTTCAATTTCAATTGGAAGGATTGTCGCGTCGTAGGTGATATGGTCATACTCAGTTCCATCTTTGTCCACAGTTTCAAGAGTCATTGAACCAGAGGTGTAATCACCACGCGCTAGTAGGCGCTTGTAGTTCTTAGGCTCTAGTGTTCCGTAGCGGATGTTACCTGTGGTTATGTGGCCAGATGAAATAAGTGTTGATTCATCTTCAACATAGATAGCACCATCAACTGCACCTGCGTTGCAAGTAACAAAAGCTAGTCGATTAGTATCACCAATAAATGCACAGCCTGTAGTCTGATGACCAGTAATACCTGCAAAGTAAATGTCATTAGCATAGGCAAAACGTAGTGTTTCTAGTTCATTACTAAGGTCAATGCGGATTACTCCAGGCTCACCATCAACACCAGTAGCACACCATACATAATGGTCACGGGCTGCAAAGTCATAGCAAGGTTGGCTTGTCTCTACAATAAGTGGACCATAATCAAGTGAGCCATCTTGGTCTGATACTGCAGCAACACGGATACCCTTGTTGGTTCCTATCATCATATGACCAAGGTAGTAATAAATTTTGTGAACTATCTCACCAACTGGTAATTCTGCTGCTACTACTGCTGATGTTAGCGTAGGCATTATACCTGCTGTGGATAGTGTGAACTTTTGAATAGTTGATTGAATACCGTTGTATCCAGCAATGTAGATAGCAGGACCTGATGCGGTAATAGATGTATAGACGTGAGTAACAGTTGGGTGAGTATACACGGGAGTTGGCTTAGCGACAGCAGATGTAGCAAACTCATACACTTTATTATCAGCACATAGGATGATTCTGTCTTTGACATATTCCATAGTGGCATTAGCCACTGTTCCAATTTCATCAAACATTACTACATCACCAGCACCAGCCACACCAGTAAGAGCCTTCTTATAGACAGTCTTCTTGGTTGCTGTATTGGTAATCCAATAGGCAAATGTTCCGTCATCACATATAGCATAAACAGGTGAGTTAATACCAGCGTTATAATCAATGAAATGAACTGGAGTTCCTGGGTCATCTACTGAAATCTTATCAACATCATACTCATCGTGTAGTAATACACCAGAGTCAGTTCCCCACTTGATAGAGCGTAGGTGTTGTTGAACGCTAAGGTTAGCGCCAATAGGACCATTAGTATCATGACCAGAGGTGCAGGACTTAAGTAGTGTTGCCTGTCCCTTGGTCCAGACATCTACACCCTTGCTATCAGCAAAGCGATAGTGACCTACCTCATCGGTAGTAGCAGGGTCAAAGAATTTAATTCCTGTTCCAGAATGAAACGACATCTGACTTCTAATCCACCAGCCAGTTAGCGATTGCTCCCCTGGCTCAGTCTGATTATCAAATTGTTCCTTGCGGAATGGAGCAGTCTGACGGATGTAAGGACGTGCATCATTGATGGCATAGAAGAATGGTTGTCCACCGATTGCTACATCGTATGATTCATTTGTATTCTGCCAGATTCTTCCATCAGATACAATACCTATGTCAACTGCAATCGCACGTTCGGCACGACCTTCGGTAATATCACGACCTGCCACGTATGCTCCTTAAATTATTGATGCTTCTATTTCGTCTACTGAATCGTCAATAGTTCGTTGTATATCTGAGGTTTCGTAAATCATTTACTCAGCAGGTGCAGTAAACACACCATCAGAATATGTATAACCAATACTTGCTGGGTTGCTATCTGTATATTCAATACAGGTCTGCCCAGTTGCTTCTTCTGCAACTTCTAAAGAAGGTGCATCAATAGTATTAATTACTTTAGTATCAAGTATTACTGCAAATGTAGCCATTTATATCTCCTTTTACCAATAAACTAACACAGCGCCAACACCGCCAGCGCCACCTGAGCCTGCTCCTTGACCACCAGCACCGCCACCACCGCCTGCTCCACCAGTCATACCAGCAGCATTTCCTGCTATTCCAGCACCACCATTAGAGGCAGTTCTACTAAATCCAGTAGATGCGCCACCAGTTCCAACGGAACCATTGTTGTAAGCACCACTACCAGCGCCACCGCCAGCAAAATATCCTGCTCCTCCTGCAGCGCCTGCAGTGCCCGATGATGGACCAGCACCACCATTATAAGCACCGCCACCACCGCCAGAACCACCTAGGCTTAAACCACCAGCACCACCAGGATTACCATAAGTTCCACCACTACCACCAGATGCAAAAACAACGGTAGAAGCAAATATTAATTTACCACCTACTGCGCCTGATGCGTTATTTCCACCGCCAACACCACCAGATGCTTGCAAAGGAACAGCAGATGAAACATAAGTATTACCACCAGAAGCATTGACGCTACCACCTGCACCAATAGTTGCAGTAGAAAATGATGGAACCCAACAACATATAGCACTAGCACCACCGCCGCCGCTATTAGCGTTACCACCACCTTGTCCTCCACCACCGCCTCCGCCAATCATTACAACAAATACATTGTCTGGCTGTCCAGTAATACCTGTTGTTGTGGTTGTGTAAGTATTACGAAGTGTTAAATCAGTTGGAATAAATGGTTGAGGTATAAATGAACTTGGACTAGATGCTGCTACTGGTGCAGGAAATGTATTAATACCCATTACGCTATCTCCACTCCGCTGATATGAAAGTCAATTGTTGTTGCAGATGCAAAACCCTTAATAGTCTGGGTTGTTTCAAGGACTTGCTTTAAGTCAATATAGACAGTTGAGTTTGCTGCAATTGTTGTAGTTGTATGGAGGTCAACATCATTAAGAAGTAGAGTGAATGTGCCAGCAGATGCAGCGGTATTAGCCACTGCTATGTTGGTAATTACTGTAGTTGTTGCTGATGGGACTGTGTATAATGTTGCAACAGATGTTGCTGCTGCTTCTCTTACTAGAGCCTTACTTGTTGTAGCCATTAGTTACTACGCCTTTCGGTTAGAGGGAATCCATCACGTCAGCGATGACGAGTGGGGTTAAATCAACTGCAGCAACTGCTGCTGCTACTTCTGAGTCAGTTGCTAATACTGTGGCTGAACCAGCCAATGTTGCTAAATCTCTTGCTTTACTCATTAGTTATCCTTACTTAGATAGTGCTGCGATTTCCTCGGCTGTTAAACCAAGGGCTGCTAACTTAGCCTGTCCTGCTGCCTTGGCTGCAGCAACTGCTGCTGCCTCTGCCTCTGCTGCTGCTTGCTGGTCTGCTGCTGCTAGTGCAGCAACTTCTATTTCTGCAATCTCAGCATCGGTTAGTTCTATAATAGAAGTTTCCCCTGTTGTGCAGTTGACTTCCACGCGTGTTGGTCTTGTCATTGTTTTCTCCTTATGAGTTCTTGATACCGTATAAATAGAAGGTTGAGTATTGAGCGAAGTTGCCCGCGTTGGGCGTAAATGTAATTATATTTATTGCAGAAGTGTTAGAGGATAGACCTGCGTCCATAGCCAAAACTGCCGCAGGTGCATTATATTCGCTGGCAGAATCAATACTAAATGATTTAGCAGTAGAGCCTGTATAATTTGGAATGTATATGTCGTTATTTGAGAATGTATTTGCAGTAGAAGTTGCTAATGGAAAGTATTGCAAATCAGATTGTGCTTGCGCCGATTGACCATAACTTGCAGCAGTTGTTCCATTGCTTGTGTAAACCATTTTTTCAGAATAACCACTTGTGCTAACTGTTCCATTACCAACTTGCATTTTTAAGTTAGTATTAGTGTAAGGACCAGTTCCTCTAGCACTAATAAAAATTCTAATATCTGTATAAGTTTGCGGAATACTTGAGAATGTAACGCTTGAAGCAGATGTGCTTAAAGTCTGAGCCTCTATAAGTTCGTATGTATTAGCCATTATGCCGCCTTGATTCCGTAAAGGGTAAAGGTTGAACCTGCAACAAAGTTGTTAGTTAAGAATAATTCAATATAATTTATTGCACTTGTGCTTTGCCACAACATAACCGCAGCAGTAACATTTCCAGCAGAATTGTTATCACGCATCAAAACTGTTTTGTAAGTTGTTGTATTTGAATAGTTCATAATATTAAATATAGTTGTAACTCTTGCTGATGTAGCAGGATAAGTTGCAAAGATAAAACCAGTTTGGCTGGTTTCTCTGTAACTTGTTGCAGTTGTGCCTGTTCCGTAGACTTGAGTATTAGAGTAGCCAGTTGCACTTGCGCTGCCATTACCTACCCTTATACGTGGATAATCAGTTCCACTATTAGAGTTTCCAGAACACACTAAAACTAAATCTGTGTAACTACCAGAAATACTAGAAAAGGTTATTGTTGAAGTTGAACCGCCACTAACTGTGTAAGTTGCTATCGGTTCGTAAGTTGTTGCCATTGTTATCCCTTAATTCCGTAAAGTGCTAATGATGAGTATTGGTTTAGCAAAGTGCCTGTTTGTGGCGCAATAACTATTGAAGTAATAGCAGAAGTAGACATCCATAAACCTGAGTTAAAGAACAACGCGCCGCTTCCGTTCAAATCCACACCACTCAAAGTTCTATGTGTTTTGTATTTATTATTATTGGCGTAATCCAAGATGTCGCAGGTAAATGCTCCAAAGAAATTTGTGTTTGCATTACCAGCAGTTCTAGCGATAACGGTAAAACTTGTAGAAGTTACGTTATCTGATAAGGCAGAAGCGCCATTACCAATCAATTCGTGATAAGTATAATTGCTTGCAGTATCTCCGTTAAATTGAACTTTTATTGAGTCAACACTTGAAGATGTGCGGTTTGTTTTGCTAATTCCTCTAATTTGCAGGTGAGTATAAGTGCTTGGAATAGAACTAAAGGTTACATTGGCAGCACCGCCAACACCAACAGTAACAGTTGAAATAGATTCATAGGCTCCCGTTTCTAAGTGCCCTGATATCTGAGAAGCCATTATTCCTAAGATTGGAGTCATTAGGCAAGGTCACCTATTACTGTGAATACATTGCTTGCTGTGCAGATAACTGTGCAAGCAGAATACTGTGCTCTGAGAACAGGAGCAGCAGCAACAGCACCAGTTGAAGTAATAGTTACACCAGCACCTGCAGCAAAGGTCGTAAGACCAGCACCAATAGATTGAATATCAATAGTCTGACCAGCAGTAAATATATCAGGTGGAATTGTTAAAGTAATTGCACTAGCATTGTTCATTGTAACTAACTTAGCATTAGCATCAGTTGATACCAGAGTATAAGTAGTTCCTGTTTGAGCATTGAAAGCAATTACCAAAGGAGAGTAGGTTGATGCTGCAGTGGAGATAGTTAGATAAGCACTTAGGTCTACGGCAGGAATTGCTGCCCACTTAACTCCTAGGGTTTGACCCGAGTCTGCAGTAAGAACATAGTCATTAGTTCCTACTGTTAACTTGCCAAGAGTATCTGCAGCAGATGCTACAAGAATATCTCCCTTAGCATCAAAGTCAGTAACTACTATTGCATTAGCAAGTTCAAAGGATGTAAAAGTAATAATCTCTACAATATCGCTGGCAGCCAAGGCTGCTAGAGATGTAAGGCTTGTTCCATCTGTTGCTGTATAATCTGTTGTGCGAACAAGAAGAACACCATTGAGATATACCTGCTCTTTACCTGGAAGGTATGAAAGAGTCAGACCATTGTCGTCAAGTCCTGAGAGGCTTGTCTCTCCACCTGTTGCTGTAAAGCGGTAACGGTAGATAGCAGCAGTAGATGAGATTGAACCCCACTCGCTGCCAGTCCAAGCATACATAGCATTAGATGAAGTATCCCAGTAGATAGCACCAGTCAGTAAAGCAGCACCATCATTGTCTAGCGTAGGAGGCGTAGCCTTGGCTCCTAGGTATCTATCATCAAAGTCGTCATAAGATATAGCAGCGGCAGCAGCGGAGGCTGCAGCAGCGTCTGCAGAGCCAGCAACGGTATCTACATAAGCCTTAGTAGCAGCGTGTAGGTCTACAGTAGGAGCACCAGGCAGAGTAAGAGCACCTGTCATAGTAGAGCCAGCCTTGAGCACTACAGCATCGTAGAAATCTCCACCATCTGATATTGCTTCTGCAATCTCTGCAAGAGTATCAAGGGTGCCAGGAGCACCACCAACAAGGGCAGTAATCTGTGCATCTACATAACCCTTAGTTGAGGCATCACCAGCATCTGTTGGGGTTGCGAGGGTTGTAATCTTCTGACTGTTCATTGAGAATGAACCAGTAGGTGCTGCAAGGTCTGTTACCTTAGAGGTGCGTACCTGTGTATCAAAGTTTGAAATAGTTGAAGCAGTCTGTGTGCCTGTGTGGTTAGCACGGGCTAGTGGGTCAACCGCTAACTTGCTAAGAGCAATTGCAGCAGAAGCATTAATGTCTGAGTTAACAATAGTTCCATCAACAATGTCAGCAGAGGTGATTGTTCCACCAAGGTTTAACTTAGTCTTGGCGATTGCAGCGGTTGCGCTGATGTCAGCATTTACAATAGTCGCATCTGCAATCATTGCTGAGGTTACAGTTCCGCTGTCTGCTACAGTTACTGCTGTTCCTGAAATCTTTGTCTTATCAATGGCTGCTGAAGCATTAATGTCAGCATTGACAATTGTGCCATCTAGTATCTTGGCAGAGGTTATTGCACCGTCTGCTAGGTCACCAGCAACAATAGTGCCGTCAGCAATCTTTGCTGAAGTAACTGAGTTAGGGGCTAACTTGCCCTCTGTTACTGATAGGTCATCAATCTTGGTTGTTCCAACTGCTCCAGTAGCAATCTTTATGCCAGTGATGGCAGCATCTGCAATATCACCTGTGGCAATACCAAGGTCTGCAATCTTGGCTGATGTAATAGCCGAGTCAGCAATCTTAGCAGTAGTTACATTTGCATCAGTAATCTTTGCAGTAGTTACAGCGTTGGCTGCAAGCATTGTAGTTGATACGTTACCTGTGCCAGTTGATAGTGTTACGTTGGCAATAGTTAATCCGTGTGCTGTGGTTACATTCTGACTATGGTCATTGGCTTCTTGGTAGTCTCTACCAATTGCCATATGTCGCACTACCGCGCCAGCGGAGTGTTCTGAACCAGTGCCAGGACTTGCCGAGTCAATACCCCTAGCAATTGTTAGCGTGTTACCAGATGCATATACGGTAACGTCTACAATTTCTTCAAGGGCTGTATCAGGGTCAATCACCACTGTATAGGTCTGTGTGCCAGTGAGTGTCTTACCACCCATAACCGCTGCACCATTGACCACTGTCATTGTTGTAGTCGTAGAGTTAATAGGTGAAGCCAGCGTTGTCTGCTGGGCTTTTGAGGAATATTTTCTAGTTGTCATTTAGTTACCTATCGGCTGTAATGGACGCGGATTGGATATTGATTTTGTTGTCTTTGTGTTTCTTCGTTTAAGCGTTGTGTATATAGAGCGTAAAGTTGTTTAGTTGCAGACTGTGATGAACCGTATGGTCGCTTGCTATCTGTCTCATCAGCCTGTGGGCTGACCTGCGCAGCACGGGCTGGGTCAAGGTAGGTAAGCAAACGATAAGCAGCGCCAAGGGTTATGACATCTTTGCAAGATTCTGGCAGTCCAGTTTGTGTTGATAAGTCTTGAGTATTGGTTGTGAATGCTTCTGGGTCTGTGGCATAGATAACCTTTACGGTTCTACCAGCAGTAATGTAATCACCAATAGTTACAGTCTGAGCATTTTCTCCGAAGGCTGTAGTAGATGCAACAGAGTCCCAAGACCAGCGACGAACAGGAATCCATTCTTCAGAAGGACCAATTGCTTGCCACATAATGCTTAGAATATTTTGAATATTTAAACCATTAAATTCATAGGTTGTTTGAGCAGGG